GATATTTCCAACCGCTATCCATTACTGCATATGAAGAACTGACGTTTGAAAGCGCATTCTTACGGTAATTAACAACATCATCTGTTGCTGTTGAAGAAGTTACATTCGCAAGTGTTGGCGATATGAAGACAACACAATCCTTACGAACCTCACCAATATTATTGATTGCATAAAGTTGAACTGATGGATCTGAATCACCAGTCATAACAAGCGAAATATCAATTTGATCTGCGTCAACAAACTTACTGAACGCTGTTTGCACATTTCCAGTTGATGGTGCACCATCAGCACCAGCACTGAGCGATGATGAATAGATTGCAGAAACATTGGCTAATTGAGCAAATGTTTTACCAGCTGATGTTGTTCCCCATGTTGAGTATGTGTTTGTAATATCTGGATGATCCATCCAATAAACATATTTTGATTTTCTCCAAATGACATCTTTGTAGTAATTTGAATTACCAACGCTGTCTTTTGCGTCAGATGCTTTTGAAACGAATGGATAGGTTTCTAGAATTGATCCAGCAGTTCCTGAGAAGAGACCATCTTCATCAACAACAACAATGTGCATTTCATCATTTGCACCGTTTACGCTTGAAACATAGGCTGACGTTCCTGGGGCTGAGTCAAAGTAATTTTTGTATGGCCATGCATTAAATACTGTGGTATTTGTATTAGCACACACACTAACCTTTAAGGAATTTCCGAGTGCACCAGGATATCTTGCAGCCCATGCACCAGAAGTTACTGTGTTTGTGCTATAATACGATGTGAAATATGCTTCCTCATTTTTAATTAAGAACGCACCACTTCCAGATGACGTTGCAGTTTTCGTGTCAGTTCCATTAACTGCACGAACAACACGGAGATCGTTTCCGTATGTTAAGAAATTTGCGCAAGTAAAGAATGAGACCGCTGTATTATTGTCAGGTTTGCCGAAAACTTCTACGAGTCGGACTTCATTTTCAACCTGTCTTGCAATTTCAGCTGGACCCCATTGAAAAGTTCCTGCAAAGGCACCAGTTGTTGTTCCAACTGAAGGAACGACGGTTGTTAAATCAACTTCAGAAGTAACAACACCAGGAGATAATTGAAACGCCATGTTTACGCTCCTATGTATGGAGAATTAAGAAAAAATCTACGAAATTATTTAGTAAAAACCGATTTTTAACAATTTTTTTAGTGCATTCCCCATTTTCTGTCTTGAACTATACTCCAAACTGAGCCATCTTGCACAAATGTGTCTGGTTTTGCGTCAAACTCATTGGTTAGTGGTAATGGAAGCATCTCTTCTTCAATTTGACGCATTTGTTGCTCATGCAAATGTTTCTTGATATTTGTATCACTCAATTCTGAGAAGAAATTCTGGCTTGTGCACCAAGAAAATAGAACAAGACACATGACCAAGTCATCATGACTTCCTTCTGCTGCCTCAAAACTACTTCCCTTTGCAACAAATGTGGAAAGTTCAGAAATTGTCTCAAAATCTTGTATTAATATTTGTTGAGATTCGACAAGATTCTTCAAAACTGAGCAGCCAAGACGCTTTACAGACTTTGTTGTTCGTATTCCGCGGTCTGATTTTTGTCCATAGCCCCAAGTTAGATTCATTCTACTCTTAATTTCAATGGTTGATAGAATATTTTCGTATTCATAATCTTCAAACAATGAGTCAACGACCTGCTGACCATTATCATTAATCTCAATCAGCACATATGCACCGTTATAATACTCAGCCATTTTCTTAATAATACTTGGATAGACCAATGGACTAATATTATTGTCCTTATAGGTTGCAACAAGTGTATATGGAATCTTGGAAATATCCATAACAACAAATGCTGAGTAATCTAATCCTTTTCCACGAGAGGTGTCAGCGATAATAATGTAACTTTTGCCAGCAACTGGCTGCTTGTAGATAGAAATACCACTCTCAGTTTTATTCAATGGTGTGACAAATGCCAAACTTTTAAGTCCAGCAGCAGAAATGAGTGTGCCAGATGAACCCATGAACTCACACTCAACTTCTTGATAATATTTCTGATCACCAAGAACTTGTCGTTGCTCGTCTGCCCATTTTTGTGTTCGCCCTGGAACCTGTCTCCAGTTGGCTTCAATATATTTAAACCCATTATGTCCCTCAGTCGCTTCAGTCCACATTTTATAGAAGTGGTTCATTCCGTTTGGCGTTGAGGATATAAGAATCTTAGAGGATTCACCAGAAGAAATAGTTGGATACACAGAAGTAAAAAACTCTTCTGCAATATTACTCGGAACGAATGCAAACTCGTCAAGATATAGTAGCGAAATGGAGTAACCACGAATCGCGCTAGAAGCAGTAGAAGTTGCCATTACACGGCAGTTATTTTCAAGTTCAATATCACCCTTGTTCCAGGTCTTTACACCCTGCTGAATCCAGAGTGGTAATGCTTCATAGGCAATTTTAATACGACTTAAAATTTCACGTGCGGTTGGTGCTTTATTGGCAAGAATTGCAACAAGTTTATCTTGATTAAAAAGAATATACCAAAGGATATATCCAACAACCATGGTTGTTTTGCCGAGCTGACGACCTGCTTTTAAAATAACGCGACGATTTTGATTGATATCGTCAATGGCTTCTCGTTGAAATGGATACAAAGAAATATTTACAAAACCTTTATCAAGTGTGATAATTTTAACATAACGCTCAATAAAGTAAATTGGATTTTCTGAGCACAACATAAACTCGCGGACCTGTTCTTCCGTGAGTGAAACTGGCATGTTTACTCTTTTTAAATTGGGATTACCAAGATAATTTTTAATTCTAGTTTGAAGATTCATTCTTAAGTTTCTTTAACAATTCTGCTGTTGAGCCAACGAACACAGCCTTGTCAACATTAATGTTTGTAGGAGCTGCAGCTTCCTTCGGTCTTAAATCTTGTTGTTGTTTTTGTAACACCATTAACTTCTCTGTAACATCAGAGAGATTCTTAATCATATTAGCAGCAACTTCGTATGCTCTTGGATGTTGAGATTCTTTGGCAACTTCTAGAATGCCATCAAGTGCTTCATTACCTTTCTCAATTAGATTATAGTAATTTGCGCGAGAATAGTTCGCGTCTGGATTTTCAGAATTATCTTGATGCACTGTTATCGGCTTATCTTCTTTCACGATAGGCACATAATCAGTATTCAATATTTCTGCTAAATTTTTATCTGTGTCACTCATAAACTATGTAATGTTTGGTGCATTTTCTATGATTAAATCAAAACCAAATGCAGTGTTTGCATTTGCTGAACTTGGATCTGGTGTAACAGTAATATTACTTAATTGATAATCAAGTGATGATCGATAACTTGTCAATGTATATGCAGTGTTTGTAACTGCACCAGTTACTGTTGTATTTGTTGCAAAAGATCCTGCAATATCATTAACAACCAACGTATTTGCTGTCGTATCCCATGAAGTAACAAATCCAGTTGCTGATGCATCATCCACTGTTCTTCCCTGGTAAACCAATTCACCAGTTTGATATTCGCCTGTTCCTGTGCTCATTAGGAATGCTTGTGGTCCAGTTCCACTTGTATTAAATTCGAATGTATTTGCAGTTGATTGGCGAATAACCTTCACGTTGCTTTCTGGACCATACAAATATCCGCGCATTGTAAATCCAAGACTCCACTGTAAAATGCGCATATCATTTGGTGCGCCGTCTGATCCACCAGGATTATAGTCAACACTTTGAAGAATTAGTGGAACATCAACAGGATTTCCAATATGAACAAGATCAAGCGTCATTGTATAGTCAGGATTAAAATATGGAAGAATTTGCTCAATTAACTGAGTTCCATCTTCTGTGTTTCTGACATAGATATACAATGAAAAACTAAAATTGTATGGAGCAAGTGTTACTGTTTTTAATGCAGTATCATCTAACATGCCAAATTGTTTTATATAAGGTGATATTTTACGCGATGTGTCATAAGCAATTGAAGTTAACTCAAATGACATTCTCGGTAATGTGAGTTGAACTTCTTTAGAAAGATTAGGATCTTGTGTGATACGTTGATAGAATTTTTCTTTTGTGATATAATTTAATGGAACAGTAATACGTTCAATTTCAACTGTCCCTGCTTGATTGTATCGATACAGTTTTAAATTATTAAACATGGTGCCGAATGCGACAACCATTTTTCTTGTAATTCTATGATAAAAATGTTGGCCAGATAACATATCAATAATTCTCGTCTACGGTTCCGAATGGATTTGTTTCCGTCCAATCAAGAATATTATCTGCTTCAGTTTCAAGAAGAACATTTTCTTCAAATGCATCTCCTGCATTTTCCTGAGGATTGCCAGTAGTTAATGTCCAAATAGCAGAAGAAGTTACACCATTCACTGCAACATTAGAAAGAAATGATCCTTTGATATTTCTAATTGTAAGTTTTTGTGTTGGACGATCCCAATTTGAGACGTATCCTTTTGCTGTAGCAGTTGCTAAAGATGCGCCTTGATAAACAATCTCATGATCAAAGAAACTTCCAACTCCATTTGATTGCATTGTAAACTGTATACCATATGCATTTCCATCAGCAATACTATCAATTTCAGGAACACCAGTTGTGAGTACCTCTCCATTATATTTGAAGACTTCTAGATTCAATGAATACATGTATGGTGCAACTTTACCAGCCTGGAAGAAGTTTTTTTCTTCTTCAACAAATTTGATTTCTAAGAGTTTTTGTTGAACGCGAAGATAAATTAGATCACCTTCTTTTGGAACATTGCGCACAGAAGTTGGAACATTTTTCTCAAATGTTCTTCTTGCAACTGCAACACGTGCTTCTTTCTGAATCTGCAAACCAAACTTTGAAAAAAATTCTTGATTGCCCTCGAAATCTTGAAAAGATTCAAGATACATTTCTATTGAATATGCAGTTGAGAATGATCTAACTGGATCATCACCGAATAATCGATCTAGTTCAGATTGCGATTCTCTTGGCAAATAATATACATCAATTCCATGATTCTTGATTGACTCAATTATCATGTCCTCAATGAGAATTTGCTCACGAGTTGCATTCTGATTATTGAAATAAACACTTGTTCCCATCGTTTATCCCACAAGCATCATTGGCGGTGCTTCATAAACATCTCTTAATTTTTGTTCAAGCAACTCTACTTCCTGAGAAGCATCTCGCATGATAACCTCTCCATTAATAACAAGACCACCAGGAAGTGTATAGTTTCCATACTTCGTTAAATTTGATCCCCATTGTTTTTTGAACAATGCAGTTGTATATTCCTTCAACCAAGAATCATTGTATATCTTTGTGT